TAATATTTATTATAATTATTTTCTTAAGAGAAAGACGAGTTTAAATGTCTTCAACTAATTTATTAAAAGAGCATGTCTCTTATTCTGAGGTAAGGGTATGGAAAGAGTGTTCCTGGCGTCATAAATTATTATATTTAGATAAGATCGAAACCTTTGAGGAGAGTCCTCATTTGTATTATGGTTCAATTGTACATGATGCAGTGGAGCATTTTTTAAAGACGAAAGAATTAAAGTTGCAGGAGATGGAAGAGAGTTTAAGGAAAGAGTGGGAGAGGGTCGGATTTGATGGTGTATGGAGGGAAGAGCAGGAAAAGAAGAATAAAGATTATAAACATATTCCTTTTGAAAAATGGTTGTTGTGGGCACAGAATAGTGTGAATGCCTTGCCTCAGTGGATGGATGAGAATTTTCCGCAGTGGGAGACAGTGTCGGCTGAAGAGATGTTGTATGAGGAGATGCAAGATTTACCTTTAAAGTTTAAAGGATATATTGATTGTATTATTAAAATGCCTCAGAAAACAGCTGGCAAATGGAAATATTATATTTTGGATTGGAAGACGGCGTCGGCTCGTGGTTGGGATTGGGAGAAGCAGCAGGATTTTTTGACACATATGCAGCTGTTATTATATAAGCATTTTTGGATGACAAAAAACAGCTTAGGTTCTCGGGATGTGCAATGTGCCTTTGTTTTGTTAAAGAAAGTGGATAAAATTGAGAAGGTGTGTCAGATGGTCTCAATTAGTTCAGGACCTAAGAGCGTAGAAGAGGCTGTGAAAGTTGTTCGATCGATGATAAAAGGTATTACAAAACCTAATCCTACGCCATTAAAAAATAAAACTTCATGTCAATGGTGTCCTTTTGTAAACACTGAACATTGCAAATAATTCTTTATGTTTTTCTTCTTTTTAATGACATGATACAAATGATATTGAATCTTCATTTAAATTTAAAAATATCCTGTTAAAATTTCGAATTATCAAATAATAAAATTTTAATTCTTCTTTATTCCAATGGGTAATTGACATCAAGTAAATGTTTTGAACGTTAATAAAATATAATTTTTAAACGGTTTTTTAAAATATTATTATTTGAAATACAATGATAATTAAAATAAAAAAGGAAAGACGATGCCTAATTTAAAAAATTCTTTAAGACCGAATGGTGATAAACAACATGATTTAGGACGGGATGGAATTAGATGGAATAAGTTATGGGTAGGTGACATTGATAGTAATGGGGCATTATTAAGTCAAAATTATGTTTATGAAACAACATACGCTGAACAAATTGAATTTCAGGAATTATTAGCTGTTATATTTCCTCCTCCACTTTCGGATTCTACTGATATATTAATTAAAATGACGGGTATTAAAGTGACAACAGCAGTAATAAATTCGGGTTTAACATATCAATTTAGATTAGTTGTTAATGGTCTTGAAATCCCTCCTAGCAAAACAGAATTAGCAATTGTTGAAGGCGATAGTTATATTAAATTTGATGGTAAATTATTAGGTCAATTAATTGATATTAATGATCCAAATGAAGCAAATACTCGAATTGTGATTTGGTATGTTCCGGATTTAAGCGTTTAACATCTACCTTTGTTTTATTAAATTTTAAGCATGAGTAATATTATAGGATGTTCATGTGATATATTTTGTTATATTTTTATTGATATTGTTAGGGATTGCAGTTTACTTTTGTTATAAATTTGCAATGATTATAATCAATATGCAGGAAGTAATTGAAGAGAGTTTAGATATATTGGATGAAAAGTATGCAAAAATCTCAGAGATTTTAAATATCCCTATTTTTTTTGATTCAAAAGAGGTGCGTGATGTTTTGCGTGAGATTAAAGGTGTAAAAGATTCGATTTTATTAATCGCTCAAAAGCTGACTAATCAAGAAATTATTGAAGAAGAAGAAATAGAGGAAGAAAACGATGGCCCGCAAAAAAAGTGATGACGTTTCTACTGAAAATGATGTAAAAAAAGTTGAAAAAACTAAAAAAGAACCAATTTTGAAGGAAAAAGTGGCAAAACCTGTGAAAGAAGACCAATATTTTTCCAAAGATACGCAACAGAAGTTAGAAGAATATAAGTTGGCTGATACTAATGAAGAGCGTTGGGATATCTATTTAAAAGATATTAAGCCGGCCTTTGAAATGTTAGTAGATAAGTTAGTATCTGTATATGGTTTTAAGTCATTTGATGATGAAATGGACATTATGAAGTCTGATTGTGTCTTCTTTTTATGGGAAACGATTCAAAAGTGGGATGGGTCTAAAGGTAAAAAAGCGTTTTCTTATTTTAATGTAGTTGCTAAAAATTGGTTAATTGCTAGATCTCGTAAAAATTATCAACAATTTAAAAGAACTGTGGTAATTGATGATGGAAATACTAATTATACCCCTAATACTCAACCAAAAGAGGAAAGAAGTAGTCAAAAGAAATATCCTAAAATTAATTTATCAACTTATATGGTTGACGAAGATTCTAATCCTGAAACTCAGATGATTGCGGCTGAACGTCAACAACAAATTTATGATACAATTGACTATATGTGTCGAACAATTACAGATAATCGAGAAAAAAGATGTATTGAGGCGATTAAAGTTGTATTTGAAAATATTGACAATCTGGATTTTCTGAATAAGCGGGCGGTGTTAGTATATTTAAGGGAAATTTCTGGTTTAAATAACGCAGAATTGAGTTCTGCCTTGTCTTCTATTCGTAAAGTATATAAACAAATTAACAAAGATTTAGCTGAAGATTTATTTGATTTATTTTAAGGGTTCAATACGTAATATTATAGACATGTATTAACATGGGAGATATTACGATGAGCGATTCAATTGAAATTTATACTAAAAAGTTAGAAGATCAGGAAAAAAAATATAATAAATTACAAAATTTTTCTGATATTTTAGACAATTTATCTACAACAGAAGAGAAGAAGAAGTTGTTGTGGAAAGAAATTTATGAGAATGCCTTGGAAGATAGAGAGAAGGCGAAGATTTTATTTAATGATTGTTATCAGGCGATGTCGGCTGCTACTATTGCTGACCATGTGAGTGCTGGACAGGTTATGTCTAAGTATTTAGAGAGAATGTCTAAGTCAAATGACCAGATTTTAAAGTTGGCTGAATTAATTGCTAATGCCGAAGAGAAGCAAGAAGCAGTATCCGAAGATGAATTATTCTTAAGAATTCAAGGTGCCAGATAATATGTTTAAGAGAGCCATTGTATTGGATATTATCACTCATCCTGGTTTATTAAGTGATAATACTATAAATAAATTACTTGATGAAAAAAGCACATTAAGATTAACTAATAATAAAAAATCTGAATTCTTAAAATCTTTACCTGCGAATGCCATAATTGGTTCTTTTGTGGATAATAAAAACATATTTATTGCACTTCCTTTTTTTTCATCTCACATGAGTTTACCTTTAAAGGTGCAAGAAGAAGTTTGGATATATGAAGATTTAAGTGCGGCTAAAGATTTTGAAAATGAATATTATTGGGTAAGTCGTGTGCATGGAAATAATTTTTATGAAGATCCGAATTATACCCATGCAGATAGAAAATATCTAAAAAATTATGATAAACCGAAAGAAAGAGATACTTTAAGTATTGAAAGAGCTGAGAGTGCTTCTGTCGCTTTATTTAATGATGGACCAATTAGAGGTAATAACAGTTTAGCAAAATCAGGAGATAATACATTAAATGTAAGAGATAAAAAAATAAAAAAGAGTTTAAATTTATCATCTCAACATTTATTAGAAGATGTGCCTAGAACATTTAAAAATCCAGGCGATTATATTATTCAAGGATCTAATAATACTCTAATTCGTTTAGGAACCAATCATATTCGTAAATCTCAAAATAGTTTTAATGATATTTACAATAATACAATTTTTTTTACAACACCTGAATCATATTCCGGAACGATTGATATTGTCGCCGGGAGAGCTTCATTATCACAAGGATTAGGGATTGAAAAAAAATATATTAATTATCGTAAAAATAATGATACATTATTTTTGAAAAATATTACAACACAAGCTTATAAAAATTCTCAGTTAGTAATTTATAATGAAAATGAAATAACAGAAAATTTAAAAGATACTGAATATTATTTAGGCAATCAAAATTTTAACTGGGCAGAAGGCGATCCTGATTTTTTTACTGATATCAGTCGTTTGATGGTTTCTGAATATTTAAACGGAGATGAATTATTAAATTATGGTTCATTAAATACGATTGCGTTAGATGGTATTCAATCAAAAATTAGTAATAATAATAAAAGAGGATATATTATCGCAAAATCTGATGAAATTAGATTAATAGCGAGAGGCAGTGTAATTACAAAACAACATACTAATACTGATCAATTGGAATTTTCAAATCAAATTGAAAATCCAGGTTCAATTAGAATTGTAAAAGAAGGTAATGATGATGATAAAGGGTATATTGTCATTGATAGTACAGGACATATTTCTATTGATGGACCTACCATTGTGTTAGGCGATAAAAATCGCATGAAAGAAAATGGCACAGGCGATAGCATTTATTTAGGAAATGACAGTCATGAACCAGGTGTTTTGGGTTATATGTTGAAAAATAAGCTTGAAAATTTTATGGATGAAACCATTCGAGCTTTAAATATTATTGGTCTATGTCTTAAAGATCTAGATAATCATGTTCATCAATACGCAGGACCAGCAGGTTTAACTTTATTTCCAATTACTGGTTCAACACCTGGTCAATTGCCAACTTTTGCAACTGAAAATCAAAATTTTGGAGCATATTCAACTGCTAATAATAATGCTAATGAAAGGTCTGGTAATATTGATGATAAAACAGGAAATTATGGCAAAGTGTCAGGTATGGGTTCAGCTGATAGTAAAAAATTAGAAGATAAGATTAAGGATATTGCAACGATTAGAGATAGTTTAAATGATATTCTTAGTAAATTTGTGAAAACTTTATAAGGATATAAAAAATGGCAGTTCCATATTTTTTAGATAATCCTGAAAGTAATCAGGGCATTATTCGTCAAATTATTTTTCCTAAATTTAGAGGTATTAATAAATTTCTATATCAAAAATTTGGTGATAAAATGGTATATAAAGAAATTGCGCAATCTCAAAATGATGAAGTTGTGCAATTTAATTTTAAAAAAACTTTAAAATCTGAAGAAGTAATTAATGCAACGGCGATTCCTGATTTAACACCTGTTACAGAAATATTTCATGATTTAATTGTAGAATGTTTAGCAACTATTGGTTTATCAGAGTATATTATTGCAGAAAATCCTGAGTTTAAAGAATCATTAAAGATTAATTGGAATCCTTATATTTTTAGTGCTAATCCGCCTGATGAATTTTGTGTTGAAAAATTAATGCAGGCAATTTTTGATAATTACGCTTTATTTGCGACTATTTCAGCTCCTTCTTTAAATTTTTTTATACCTAATTTTATGAAAGACAATCCTTTAAAATTAAGTAATCCTCCAACTATTACTGAAACTGCAGAGTCAGAATATAATAAGTACTCTTATTTTTTATCTTTGGATTCGGCGAAAGGTGCTCTTTTTACTTTAGAACAATACAATTTATTTGATGAAGATAGATTAGCATTGGCTTTTTCTTATGCCTTTTATTACACTTTAAAGGATATTCTTTCTTCGTGTTATTTGCAAATTACTTTACCTCTTCCTGTTACACCACCTGTAAATCAATTAGGTTTAAATATTTTAGAAGAAATTACACTCGACTTAAAAAATATACCTATCAATATTGCAATTCCTGCCAAACTAGTTGAATTAGTTGATAGTTTAAATGTAGCAATTGCCGAACAATCAATTTTGGCATCACCGAATGCATCTATTGTGGCACCTCCTTCAGGTGGATTTAATATAACGCGTCAATTAAAAAGTTCTGCTGAAGAATTAAAAGGTAAATTAAGAAATATTCATAATTATGATAATAATCCTGATAATATTCCTGTCATTCAGATGGAGGGTGACGATAATGGCAATTAAGAAGAAATATAGTTTTGAATCGGGGGGTAATACTCGTTATGATTTAGAGGAAACTTTAAAAGATATTGCTTCTAAAGAAGTAGATTTGCCTTTAAGTATTAAAACCCCATTAGAAATTTCTAATAAAGATGATTTATTTAAAATGCATTATTCTTTAAAAGATGTATTGAATGATCAGATTAAAAATTTAATATATACTGAACCTGGTGAGAGATTATGTTTTCCTAATATTGGGACTAGTTTAAAAAATGTAATTGCGCAAAACGATGATTTAAATGTGACTATTGATACAATTAGCAATCAGATTCGTGATGTATTAACTCGTTATGCAAGTGGGATTATTTTAAATAGTGTATCAACTGTATATAGTGAAGAAGAAAAAATGAAGTATAATATTCCAATTGTTGTGGTGACAGTTAATTATTCTTTTTATGAAAGAGTAAATGTGTATAATGACAATATTAATACGGGATTGTTTAATACTGTGAAACGTGATGCAACTGTTAATATTAAAATAGGATTAAATAATTAAGGAATTAAAATGGCAATTAATAATACCAATATACAACAAAGTATTTTAAATGAAAAAGCGTTAACTAGAAGTTATTTAACAAAAGGTTTTGAAGAATTTAGAACTGAATTGTTAGATTACGCTCGTAATTATTTTCCTGATAAAATTCAGGATGAAGTAACATTTGAAATAAAGGTTGAATTAGAAGTAGGTACTGAAAATGTAAATCAAATACAATTACCTAAAATTTTAAAAAATCTAAAGTTAGGTAGTTCTAGAAATATTAATTTTTATTTATTAGAGGATGTTGATTTTAATAAAGGTTATACTGTTAAATTAATTAATACAGAAGTTGCGACTCCTTACGCTATTTTACAGAAAAAAGCGCTGGCAGTTTCAGGAAATAAAGAAACAATTATCGTTGATATGTCGAATGTTACAACTCAATTTCCTACGGTTGTATTACCAAATAGAAATGTGACAATGATAGAAAAGGTTGTTGATGATTTAAATAATGAATATTATGAGGTTGAATTTTTAACCCAAGATACAATTTATAAATCAACAACAATTAATGAACAAGGTGATAAATATTATGAAGTTTTACCTGCGCCGTATCGATTTGTAAAGGAAGATCAATTAACATCAGGCTTAACAATTTTAAGATTCGGGTCAGGTGATAAAGATTCAATTATGCAACAAAACCTAATTCAAGATCCCAGTCAATCAGTTTTATCATTATATGGCCGCGATTATTTTCCAAAATTTAGTTTTGATCCAGGCGCTTTATTAAAAACAAATAGCTTGGGCATTGCACCTAAAGGTAATTTATATATTACCTATTCATATGGTGGAGGTTTAAATCATAATATTCCTTCTTTTTCAATTAATAAAATTTTAGAATATTCAAACATTATTTTTAATGAAAACATTTCAATATTAGAACAAGAATTTGTGATTAATAATATCTCGGTTTATAATCAAAGCGCAAGCGTTGGAGGTTTAAATGGTTTAACATTTCAACAATTACAAGGACAATTAAATAATTCAATTAAGATGCAAAATAGAATTGTTAATTATCAGGATTTATTATCAAAAATTTATTCAATGCCTTCTTCTTTTGGAAAAGTTTCAAAAATTGCTTTAGAAGATGACCCTAATAATATTTACGCTAAAAATCTTTATGTACTATGTTTTGACGAAAATCAAAAATTGACATTTGCAAATGACGTATTAAAGAGAAATTTAAGCAATTATTTAAATGAATTTCGTTTAATTGGCGACTCCTTTAATATTTTGGACGCTAAAATTTATAATATTCAAATTGAAGTAAAAATACGTATTAAAGAAGCGTTGGATCCTGCATTGATTAGTAATAATGTTAAAGCGCGTTTGCAAGATTTCTTTTTGACAAAACAATTTGAAATTAATCAACCTATCATTTTAGATGAAATTTATAATATTATTATTAACACTAATGGGGTATATTCAGTAGCCAATAATAAATTAAATTTTATTAAGCAGGTGAAAGGAATTTTTTCTGTTAGTACAATTGATGAAGTAAAATATCCTCAAGGTTTAAAATATTCTAATGAAAATATTAATATTCAGAAACAAATTTATAAAGATGTGTTATATCCTACCAAGGGTGGAATTTTTGAATTAAAATTTTTAGATAGAGATATTATTGTACAAGTTGTAGCTTAATCTTAGTTATTTTTATAATTAAATTTAAAACGATTAGGAAGTTTTAAATGTATATTATTTATCCCATTCAAAAGGACACTTACATTACTAATAAAAAATTAAACGGAGTGGACGGCCGCAATGCTAATTTTGGAAAGGCCTCAACCCTAGATTTATATAAAACATATAATGAAAATACTGAACTTAACTCTACATGCCTTTTTCGTTTAAACGAAGTACCTATAGTCAATGAAGTCATTGAATTTCAAAATACTTTTAATCAAACTATTCAACTATTAATTGACGTCAATCTAGAATCAGATGATCCTGCTAATGGTACTACTAATATTGATGGCCAATATCTTATAGGAATTGCTGGAATTGTAGGTATTAATCCTATCGCTGTAATAGTGGAACATATTAAGGCTATTATTGATACACTTGATTTAGGTATTAATGTTTATATTCATGCCGCGACAGGTTTGATTTCGTTTGAACAAAAAACAAAAGGTATTTTAGGTGATAAAACTTTAATTTTACAGAATGACAGCGAATTTCAAATTTTAAGAAATTTTTCCAGAGTTGAAGAATCTACATTGTTATTAAAGGCCGATTTACCTGCTAATAATGAATATTTTGCTTATTCAATTGTGCAAGGTAATATCAAGGTTTATCTAGAATTACATGATATTACTACTTCTTTAAGTAAACCTAGGGATTATACTGTAGAAGCTTTACCTTTGACTAAAGATTTTAATGAAGGATTAGGTCGGGATGTCTATTCATTAACAGATATTGATGCAGCTAATTGGTTATATTGTGATTATAATGGTAATACGAATGAAAAAATAGAATGGGAAACAGCTGGTGAAATTGGTTTAATTGAAGGCACAATTGCTGCTGATTGTGATATATTAACATCTTTTGATGATTATGACTTTAAAGGTGACGAAAAATGTCAGGCTTATATTGCAGAAGGTAATGAAAATATTGTAATTGATGTAACCCCAATTTATGAAAAATATTGGTTGTCAGAGAATGCTTTGCCTGATAAAGGTTTAGTTGTTAAATTTATTAATGAAATTTTATGGAATGATGAAACATATTTTGCTAAACGTTTAGGAACCAAGAATTTACGTAATCGTCATTTAAGATCTTGCTTAAAAATTTTAATAGACGACGTATGTTATAATATTCCTGTGGAAAAAGATTTTTATTTTAACGAAGATAATAAGGTTTTTTTATATAATAAAAAAGGTAATAAAGCTAAAAATATTCAAAAACTTGAAGATGGCCAAATTGTATCAATATCAACAGGTCAAAATAATAATGGCATTGGTGATATTAGATTAAAGATTGAAAGTGTGATATTGACAGATGATATTCCACCTGTTCCTGTTTATGGTGCTGAAGGTTGGGCAGTGAAACAAGCCAAAGATATTCGTGGAAACGATATTATCGGAACCTATTATTCAGATTTTAATATTGATACCTTTACTAATTCTGAATTAGTCACATATATGTTCGAAAATGATCTAGAATCTTTGGATTTTAAATTTACATGGTATTGGTGGGAAACAGATGAAGTTATTTTTACTGAGACTAAAACTCTATATCGTGATACTTTAAGTACTGATACTACATTTAAGAGATTAAGGGCGTCTGTAAAATTATATTCCCCCGATTTAGGTATGATGAATGAAATTCATAAGATTGCTGTGACATTTTTTGATTTGGACGCTCAATATGATTATGTAAAGGTAAGACGTGAATTGCCTGGATTAGATGTAGGAGATGTATTTTATGAGGTTATTGATGCAGATACATTAGAAGTATTAGTGCCATCAACTGAAGAATTAAATGCAACAAAGTGTTTAAAAGAAAACGATCATTATTGGTTTCCATTTTTTAATTCTGATGTATTTTACGGTCGTCGTTTACAGTTTATTTTTAAGTTAAAGCAACAAGAACAAAACAATTTGATTGTGAATGCTAATGAAGTATTCAGGGTAGGTAACAATGGGTAATTTATTTAGTCAAAAAACGATGATTGATCGAAAATATCAAGTCGATAAGAATAAAAGAATTGGAGATTCTTCAAATTGGCAGCAGGAAAATGCCGATAATTATTCACAGTATCAGTTTGAAAGATTTGATACATATAATGGTTTATTTAATACTCAACAATTTTTAGGATCTGTTGATTTTTCAGATTTTTCGAAACATTGTTTTTTTAATTCAGCAGTATCAAAAGTAGAATATTCTTTTAATCAAATTTATGATGATTTCCCAGTAGATGGTACGGCTGTTGAATTAGAAGAATTTTATCGAAAATTAGATGGTTTTGGACGTTATATTTATAATCAAATTGATAAAAATATTGGATATTTAAAATTTAATAATTCATATATTGAAGTACAGAATAAATCTGGTTATTTAACTTCTTTTAATAGAAATGAAAAAATTATTGAAAAAATTTCAAAAACCATTTTAAATCCTGGAAAAGCGGCTTTTTCTTTTGATTTTAGAATTTGGATAAATTACGATCCAATCCAAACAATTGTACCTCAAGTTATATTTCAATATTTAGATAAAATAGATACAAATAAAAATGGATTTTCTCTTTTTATTAAAGATTTTGTAACTGAAACTGACACTGTTACTTACGCTAATCTTGTATTACATGTAAGTAATGCCACTAATAAAAGTAAACTATTGGCTAAATTTAAAGTGCCTGTGAATTCGTGGCAACACATTTCTATTTGTGTAAATAATAATCGTAATAATGAAACCTCCAATTCAAAACAATTAAAAATTTGGTTAAACTCATTTGAACAATTTGAAATTGATGCAATTCAAAATTTTAATATCAATGATGGTTTAGAAATTGATAAATCTATAAAATTTTATATTGGTAAAGGTGAATCTCATATTAGCACTGATGATAATGGTGCATATAATTTGTCAAATAATTCACAATCATTTTCAGGATATATTGATGAATTTAGATTTTTGCATCAAGCGATTGATCAGGATTGGATTATTAAGTATAAAGATGTTAATATTTTTGCCCAAGATACTTTAAAACTATATTTTAAGTTTAATGAACCGACAGGTATTTATGAGAAAAACATGTTTTGTTTTGACTCAAGTGGTAATTCATTACACTCTCGTATACAATTAAAACATATCGGTAGTAATCCAGATCCAATTACTGAATTTCGTACAATTATTTCATCTTTACGATATAATCCTCAAGATGTTTTGCAACCTAGACCTTCTTTAAAATTTGAAAAAGATGATGACAATCCTTGTTTAATGCCTACATTTACCTCTAATATTACTTTAAATAATAATCTATTAAGTGAGGCGAAAGAATATGATTTATTTAATCCTAATTTAATTTTTAAATTATTTCCTAGACATTATTTTAATGAAGGGGCTGTGTTTGAAGGTTTATCAGAGCCTTTTAAATATGATAGTGCTACAGCGTATTATATCTTTGATTCTACTTCAACTGATGAAGATACATTAAATTATCCCGGGCAACAAAAAGGTGAAGGGGTACAAACTTTTAGTAAATTATTATTAATTTGGGCTCGTTTTTTTGATGAAATTAAGATGTATTTGGATGTGATGCCAAAATTAATCAATATTGATTATACGGCTTTGAATTCAGTTGATAGCGCTGTTAATTTTTTCTTACCATTAATGGCAAAAAATTCAGGTTTTGAATTTAAAGAAATCATGAATTCACCTACTTCTAAATTATTAGATGGTTATATTATTGGTAGCGATGGCGTTGACAAGAGTGAGTTTAGTTTAAGGTTTGTGCAGAACGAATTGTGGAAAAGAATTTTAATTAATTCTCGAGACATTTTACAATCTAAAGGAACTAAAAATGCAATTCGTTCAATTTTTAATGCTATTGGTGTAGTACCTGAAGAATATTATCGCTTTAGGGAATTTGGCAAATCCCAATCACGATTTATTGAGAATTCATTATTAAGAAAAATAAAGAATATTAAATTTTTTAATTTTTCCAACACTAATACTAATTTAAAATGTGATTTTGATATTAGTTATTTAAACGGTTTAATGAATTATAATTCAAGCTCTTATTCTTTTGAATTTTATATTCATTATCCGTTCTTAATTAAAAATGAAAATATGAATGAAGTGTTATTATCTGTTAAATCTCAAAATTCAAATTTAGATATTTTTAAAATTGTATTTGAAAAAAACAGTCAGGAAAATACAGGTAAGTTAAAGGCAATTTTATATCAAAATAATAATAATACAGAAACTATACAACTTGACAACGTTAATTTATTAAATAACAATATTTCACACGTTGTATTATCAATTGATAATTCTGATACTTTTCAAAGAAATGTTTCTTTTTCTGTTCAAAATTGTTCTAATAATGCAGATTTAACTGAAAATAATCTTATAGTTTTTAAAAATATCATTAACGCTGATCAATTAAGATTAACACAACAAACTAATAAAATTATTAAATTGGGTTATGAAAATTTTAATGGACAGTTTTCTCATTTAAGAATTTGGAAAAACGTTTTATCAAAAAATGATTTAAAAATGCATGCGTTAGATATTACCTCTTTTTCAAATCATGAATTTCAATTTTTGCAATATCAAAAAATTTCAGATTTGTTATTGTTAAATTTAACGTTACAAGATAATAAATTTTATACTAATCTTGCTGAAAATATTGTATACCCAATCGATTATAGTGAAAACAGTGCATTACCTACGATTGATAATGAGTCGATATATCCTTTTAAAATATTAGGCGTGAATAATCTAAAGCCTTTAGATAAATTAACTTTTAGAACGACTATTAATTATGAAAATGATTTTAAATTTGACGAACCTAATGTGGATAATAAAGTAATACCTCTCAGCTTTCAAGATGAAAATTTAATTAATGAATTTAACGTACAGGCAACCCCAGTATATGAGATCAATTATGACAAGCAAAAGAAAAACGATATTAGGTTTTCAATTGAAATGTCGAATACAAAGCATTTAAATGAAGATATTGGTAAATTATTTGATTCAATTGTTTTTTTTGCAGATATTATTTCAGATTTTGGTGCGATGAATGAAGGACATTATAATAAATTTGAAAAGTTCTCGGATTTTTATTTTAAACGCATTAAGAGTAATCAAATTCAAATGACTCCTTTATACGATTTATATCAAATTTTTGACAATGTCTTAACTGAAATGCTGCAAGATTTTATTTCTAGTCGCGTAAAATTTAATAATAACATTTATGTAATTGAGTCACACGCGCTTGAAAGACATAAATTTCATTATAAATTTTTAGAGAGTCATATTGTGATGAAAGGTGATATGAATATTTCAAATTTAAATAATTCTAGGAAATCTTTTAATTATTTGAAATTAGAAGGTAGAAGATTATTACAGTAAAATAATCTTTTTTAATATTTAATTTATTAAAAAAGGCATATTCAATGATAACAATTTACATTGAACCTAATACCATCACTCCTTTTGTGGATAGTGTGGAAGATTCACCTAGCTTAATTAATTTTGAAGTTAAAAGTCGTTATTATGTTCCTTATTCAAGTTTATCGGTAGATGATATTTTTAACAATGAATATTACGATACTTATGAAACCAATGACATTCGAGATAAAAAAGCTCTCCAGATAACTACCAGAATCACTCAGATTAAACCTGCGTTAGAAGATAATATTTCTTATGGCTTTTCACTCAAGTTATCACCAGAGATAAACGAGATTAAACACCCTACTTCAAAATTTTTTACCAATTTGAGAGAACAAGAAAATTTCAATAATTTTATTGATAACTTCAAAGCGTCACCGATATTTGAATGGGAAGAAAGAAGATTTACTGACACTGAAACAGATGTTTTTAGCGTTGATAATTCTCTTATCTTAAATACAGACTCTTGGGACGATTCATATAAAAAAAATTATCAAATTATTAAAAGATTATTAAGCACAGAATTCTTTGAAAAAACAACATCAATCCAATATTTATCTGATTCCTCCATCAGAGGTTTAAATGATGATTTTAAAATGATGTATCCTTATTTTCATCTACAAGGCCCTTTTAATGAAGTTTTTAACGGTTATTGCTTACCTGTTGTTTATAATGAAAAATTAGGATATTGGGAAAATACCAGCACTTTAAAAATATTAAACAATTATTGGGAAAAAATTTTATTAAACTTAGAAGATCAAGAGAGATATTCTTTTATTTCAAAACTTTTATATCCTATTATCACCAATAATGATATTCGTAACTTTTATTTTGGCGCATATTTGGAACCTTTTGAAATTAGAGACATTTTAGAATGGAAAGTCAGACCTAAAAATTTACTCAATGGCATTAAACTTTCATTTGTAGAGGCTGGCGTAAACGCTCGTGGAAATGTAAATGTTGTATCAGATGTAATTACTGCAAGCAATAATATGAATAGTTACAACGATAATGTTGAAAATTTTTCTGATATTATTAATGTTGCACTTCAAACGACATCTTATGAATTCCAAAGACGTAGTAACGAGACCAATACAATCTTTGATAGAAATGGAAGTATTACTAATGATGTTCAATTTGTAATTACAGAATTAGACTCGCCTTATCCTTTATGGGATCAAACGATTAATTTTAATTTCTTAAACGCTGATGAACATATCGACCCAATTCAACCTTTTAATGATGATAATAGAGCTGAAAATTATGTGAATACTATTAATTTTTATGATGATATTACCAATGAAGATATTAAAAATAATATCTTACAAACCTTATCAGATAATTTTTTTAACAGAAAAGGAATTGTTGATAATAATGCTGTATATTCTCCTAATGGATATGATGTTGATAAATCAATTAATCCTACAGGCAGAGATTCAAAAGTTTATTTAGGATTAAAGGAATAATAAAAAATGGCAAGAATTAAAAATAACGTTAAAAAATCTGGAGCTTCTTTTTTAAATGAAAGAACTCGTCTCAAAAATACTCAACAAACTAACCAACCTTATATTCCTAATGGAACAAATGTTGAAACACTTTCTATTGATAAAAAATATAATGATGAAAACACGATTAATTTTGATAATTTATCAAAATATTCAACACCTCAGGCTTATTTTAATCAATATCAAAATGATAGAAATACAACTACAGAACAATTAGCATCTCCTTCTACTTTATCTGATTTAGCATTTCCATTTGAAGGTAGCAATAATTTTTTAAATGATCAAACTGCAATTATCGAAAAATCATTAAAAAAAGGTAATATTATCACTTCTAATTTTACGCCTTTTAATGGTGATAAAGACAAAAATTATTCTCAAAATATTTTAGATGATAATATTAATGATTTTATTAAAGGGGAAGGTGAATATTCATTTTTAGATAGTAATTTATATGAAGAAACTTCAATTGAAATTGAATTAGATGTACCGCAAGATTCATTGTTGGAATATACAGCTAAAATGCAAGAAATGGATGATTCAAATAATGTAAGTTATTTCGAAAATTCATGGGCTGAATCACCTTATAATTTTCGAAAAAATTTTGTTCCTAATGTTGTACGTAAGAATTCTCCATTTTTAATGTATAATTTTAAAGAAAAATGTTTTGAAAGTCGAGGATATCATGCTAGAATAAACGAGACAGATTATGAAGGAAAAGATTTAGATATTCCTGACATTGCACAAATTCCAAGTATTAAATTTTTTGTAAAAAAAGAAAATTCTGTAATCACTGATATTAATGTCAATCAAACACTTCCGTTTAAAGATAAACTCAGATTAAATTTAAAAAATCATCATTTTGCATTAACTAATACACCTATTAATCAGCTTCGACCTGAAGTAAATAGTTTTAATATTTTTAATTATTTTTCATTACCTACAATGCAATTTGGTTTTCCACATTTTCCAACGTTTCATGCATTTGAAGAAAATTTAATGCCGATGAAAAATTTTTTAAATAAAAATATTATTATTGATAGAGTTACAATTGATTGTGATCTTAAAGTTAAAGCGCAAATAAAAATACCTCAAGATAATGAAATAAATGTTGAAGATTTAGATTTTAGAGATGGTTTAAATTTTTCATTAAATTACTTTATTTTAAATGATAATAAGAACAAAAAAGATGTGGGATTAAATTTTTTATCTTTAAATCCTCAGGAGTATTTTAAAGACTTTAATACTGTTAATAATTTAGGAAATCCAATAAATAGTAAACTAAGTAGTATACAATCTATAAAACATTATACCTCTGTGTTATTAAATAATTTAAATAGTGAGGCACCTTATGATTTAGAATATTCTGAACTTTTAAATTCAAAACAAAATTTAAAAATTCATCGTAAACTTTGGAAAGACATTGATGATTCATTAATTATAACTGACATGACAAATCGATTAGACGAAATTTCATTTAATAAAAATATTGTATCTTTCGGCAATGTGTTATTTCATGCGTCTAATAAAAATTTTTTATCTGATATTATCGATAATAAACCTGTTTATACTAATCCTGGTAAATTATTAAGGTTTCAACAAATGAAAAATAATAATGATTTAGTAATTGACACATTGGCAGATAATATTTCAAAATCATTGTTAATTAATAATAACGTTTCAAAAATACCTGATGATTATATATTTTTAGATTTTGAAGATCATATAAAACTAAATAGTTATGTTAAAAAAGCAAGTAGTTATCCTCGTTATTTAAATTCGCATAATTTAAATTATCAAATTGAATTTAAATCAAGCCTTAATTCTACACGACAATATTCTTTATTCGGTAAAAACATAAATCTAGCGACAGGTGAAGGTTTACTCGAAGAAGTAACTTATAATTATACAAGAAATATGTTAAATAATAAATTGGATGGTAAAGATCTAATAAATCATCAATCTCAATTAATTCATGATATAACAAAAAAGATAAACGCTCGTAAAACTTCTAAGGATTTATTTAAAAATTTAAAAAAAATTGATCAAACATCATTCGATGAAGATGAAACATTATATTATTATAAAAACTATCAGGCTAGCGATTTAACAAATCTTCATTTTAGTAGAACTAGTAATTTTTCGCCTTATGTTCTATCATCTAATGACAATCTGGCTTTTTGTTTTTCAATTTCACCCACTATTTCTCCACGATTATTTATACATAATTGTCAAATTAAAGCAGGTAAAGTTAAATTTACTTTACACGGTTATCAAAAAAGAAATAATCAAATTTTTATTGATGAAAATAGTTTAAAGGAAGCGACTTTAAATACTAATATTATTGATGATAAATCAATCGTAACTGATGATTACAGTAACATGGGTTTTTTATCTGAATACATTAATACATTTAATGATAGAATTTTTCAAGGATCTTTTAAACTAGATACTAGAAAATTAAATGAAACGACACCTTCAAAAATTAAATCAGGTAAATCATACATTCCTTATACAAAATTAGAAAGAGATGTTAATAAAACATGGATTTATGACAATGATCAGGCTTTTACTCAGGTTTTAAAATTATTGTTGGCGGAAAATAATCAAAATCCTAATATTAACAAATATTTAACATCATATCGTGGGACTATTGACACAAATAATCCACCTCCTATTACGACTAATTTTGATAAAGTTGATATTGAATATTTTGATTTTAATATTGCCGCGGCAATTACACCTTTTAAATTAGATTTTAAAGATTTATCAGGGGCAAATTTATCAACAGCTATAGAACAGATACAAACTGAATTTGCTGATATCATTGAAGAATTAATAAATTCATTCCCGGTTTTAGGTGCATTATTGGCGGCATCGTTTATTTTAGAACAATTATCAACAGGTGATTTTATTAATCTTAATAAGAGATATAATTTTTCATGTTATTATAATAATAGAAAATATGGTCAATTTATTGACATGATACAACAACGATTGTATACAACAGAAATATCGCTTGGTATTAAAAATATTCAAACAGTTGAGTATGTGTTAGAACAAAAATTTATTAATAATGTTGATGGTTTTGAGTTAACTGATTTAAATAATCCTTTGATTCCTCGTAATAAATCTAAAAATTTACAATTAATCGATTCTGGAATTACACCTTGGAATGTGGATGATTTTTTTAATTTAAAACATGTTGCATATAACGATGCAATGACGGAAATTTTCCTATAGAAAGAATTTAAAGTCTGACGAAAAATATTATTTTTGATAAATATAAAAATAACATAAGAGATAATAATGTCAGGAATACTTGATAGAAAGCAACGTTTAGTTGATTTTATATTAACATCAGATGGATATCGTCAAATTGAAAATGGCGATTTGCGTTTTGTCTATGCAACGCTCACAGATCGTGATGCGATATATGATAGAATATCAAATGAATATAATGTTGCTGATATAACTGCGATACCTTTTTCTTTTGAGGCAAATAGCAGTGCTTTTGATAAAATAAATGTGGAAATAGATTTAAAAGAAACAGCTAATTTTGAATTACGAACTGAAATTGATGGTCAATACATTAATTTACGTAATAATGATTATCAGAATATTTCAATTGTGCAACAACCCACGGTTGTATTAGATAAAATATCAAATACAATTATTGAAAATTTAATAAATCAAAGAATTATTTTAACAGATGATTTTTTTAATCTGAATTATAACACACAACAAAATAATCAAATATCTTTATACGTGAGTAAGATTAACAAAGAAAAAATTGATTTAAATAATGTTATAAATACTGATAATTTACAAGTAAATATACAAATTGATTCATTGAATAATTACTTTACCTTGGTAAATCCTAATAGTTTAAATTTATCCAAAACTTCAATGATTGAGGATGATAGATTTAAAAATAAATTAAATTATTTATTTCTGCCTCCTTCAAATATGAATAAAGACGTGGTCACTAGAAATAATAAAATTAATAATTTTTATAATTTAGCTGAAGATAAAAGAGATACTCATAAAATTATTTTTAAGAATTTTAAATCTAACGGTGTTATTACAACTCCTATATTAGAAAATTTTAAAAATTTAGGAGATGTGTCAGTCGATACAGCAATTTTAGAATCGATTAAAATTTTAGGTCACGATGATTTTAATGTAGGAAAATTTGAATTAATGTTTGAAAACAGCGAATATGATACTGAGTTTATATTAAATTTGGCAGAATTAAATCAAACAGACACTAACAATTTTAATTTTAATAAATTATTGTTTATTAATCAAGGTGAAATCTTTGACACTGATATTCAAAAAAATGTGCAAGTGTATTCGGTTGGAAAATTATTGAATTCAAAATCTGAAATCGATTTGGATAATATTAGTACGAACAATTTAGATAATGGTCAATATATTATTGAAGATAATTATTTGTTTATAAATTTATTTACTATTGTAATAGAATAAGAGGATTTTATGTTAAAAAAATTAGGTAATATTTTTAAAAGTGATTTACCCCCCAACATTTTAGGAACGGTAATTCCTACTACAACCAACACAACGACTCCTAATTTTTTTGGAGTTTTAAATTTTAATAAAATCTTAGCCAACTATACCCGATATGAAAAGAATATCAATATTTTTAGATCTTTTATTCAAATAGACACCGTAAAAGCAACTGAATTAAATCTAAGTTATTTTAAAACAATTACTATTAATAAATTTCAAAATAGTAAATGGAATGCCATTCAAAATTCAGGATATACAGGTTTATTAGATGAAAATCAAACAGTTAATATAAAAAATTTTATTTCAAACGACACAGTAAATAGAAATTTTGATTTAGTCAAAAATGATATTTTAGGAAGAGATTTAAATTTAAATGCAACTTATAATAAATTTAGTGTTGAAAATTTTACAAGTAGAAAAGCTTATAACTATAATTCAGGTTTGACAGTTGATTCGAGTTTAAACGTATCTCAATATCAAGATTTATTTTTTGAATTAAATTTTAGTACTAATTTAAAAGTTGCAAATTCCAATTTATTTCCTTCTATTAGTAATATTACAAAATATGATTTAATCATTTATGCAATGAATAGCAATGATGAAATTATTGATGTCAAAAAAATTGAAAATTTTGATACTTCTATTATTAATTGGAATGTTGATTCAACCACTTTGCTTTACAATATTGATGATGTTGAATTTGATAGATTGCTTAATATGACATTTGATAGTGTCGTTTTTAATAACCTTCGACGAAAATTTTACATTAATACTACACAATACTGTAAAGATATTAAACAGCAATTAGGATTTTTTCCTATTGAAACTATTTCAATCCAAGAAGATTCGAATCCGATAGAAATACAATTAGATAAAATTAATATTGAAAATGTCTTTGCGTCAACTGATAAAATTGCATTAACATGCGAGAATGATTTATCAGACTTATCTGCCCCTGTCAATTTAACTTATAAAATTTTTATGAAAATTGCAGGAATGAATTCGTATGTAATTAAAAGTTTTGTAAATACAATTTCTGATCAATCAGCATTATCATTAATTTCTCAACAACAAAAATTTCAAAATTTTTTAAATCACACGACTGTCAAATATTTAACTAATTTAAATTTAATTAAGGTCGATTTAAGTTTACTAAATGTAGCCTTTAATGATAATAATTTTAATCCTAAAATTTCAAGCATTTTTATTAACAACGATACATTTAAAGATTACGCAGTACAAACTTTTACCTTTCTTCCTTCAAGTGATTCATTTGCAAATTTAAATTTACAAGGTAACGCGTTAAAAGATATTGTTACAGTTTCTTCAAATTTAACAGAAAATATTTTAACTTTTTATTTAAGAAATTATGCTAACAATCCTTTAAGTTTAAAATTTATCTTTGAACAAAATTTTGAAATTTATGAAGTTAATTTTCCAATTGAAACTATTTATTCAACTGTAAATTACGAACAAAGTTTAACAATTAACAATAATAATTTAACAACCAAAGATTTTTCAAATTTGAATATTGAATATTTGATTAAAATTAAAAATTTTAAAAATTCAAATACCAATTTAAACAGATACTTGTCTTTAAATTATGAAAATATTTTTTTACAAGAATTACAGACAGGAACACAACAATTATCCAGAGATTTTGAAAATAACATTTTTGTGATTATTAAAAAATCAATCTATCAAGAAAAAATTCACGTTAAAGATAAATATTACATTTTTAATAAAGATATAAATTTTGATAATTTACAATTACAATTACAAACAGAAACCGATTTAAATTTAAAACTTAACTTTAATGATAACGTTCAGATCAATAGATTCTTTTTCAAAAGAAATCAATTTGATAATTTAGATGTTAAAAAGAATGTCAAATATGTTTTTGAAGCAAGAATCATGATTATACCGATCGGATTTTTTATTACAACTTACGATTATGCAACAAAACAAAGAATTAAAGAACTTTTATGTTTAAATAATTTTCAAAATTCCCTACCATCAGAAAATAAATTAATTGAAATATTTGAAATTTTAAAGAAAATTAACGATAATAAATTTAGTGATTTAAATCAAATATATCTTTATAAATTATACAATGAATTTTGTTTAAAAGATACTCAAGCTTCCAATGAAATTTTATTATCAATCAATAATACCGTGAATATTCCAAATTCAAACAAGCTCAACTTTAAAAATATTAATTACAATTTATTAAGAAATGCAACAGGCAAAAGTTTAAGATTTAATATTAATTTTGACGCATCATTAAAGAATTCAAGTAATGAAAATTTCACTCTACTATTGAGTAAATTAAGTAATATCTTTAATTCTTTTTATTTTAAAGACAATAATTCATATATTGAAATTTCACAAATCATACCTGAATTTACTAGTTTAGAATTAAAAAGAGAATTAAATAAAAATTTAAGTTATGTTTTTAACATTAACTCAAATTCTGCAACAATAGTCGCTTCTTTAGATTTAACACCTGAATTGAGTCGATTTTTTAATTTTGCATATACTCGTTCAACATTGGATTTTGCCCCTTATAATTTAGATTTTTTAAACAACAATCTTTATGTTAAATTAGAATTACCTACAAGTTTATCAAATAATAATGATTCTGATATTATTGAGTTTTTTGATATTAATACTGACGCCCAATATTGTCTATTGAACTTCTATGACTTTTTGATTTAAAAAATATTTATTGCTACGGATTTTTTGATAAACTTTATCAATTGATAAATATAAATAAAGTCTCGTGAGTAATAATAATGGCAATCTTTAAAAAAGATTTGGAAAATATAAATTCTTTAAATGATAAAAATCGTAAAATACACGTTAGATCTGAATTATTGCAGTTTATTAATTTGCAAAATGAATCAACGGGATATGATTTTTCAGATTTTAAATTTGAATTAGATATTAATTTTCGAAAAAGATTTCAACAACACAAAAAAATTTTTAGAGATATTTCAGATAAAAAAATGAAGAGGTTCGGTGGTCTCACTGATTTTGTAAACATTTTTGATAATGGTATTTTTAATAAATTTTTAACTGAAAATATTAAAGTTTTTTCCAATTTAGAAAGATTAGTATATGAAATAAAAAGAGAAAATAGTCTATTTACTCAAGATATCTCTGCGATCTCAAGTTCCGTTAAAAATTCTAAAAAAATCAGATTTGATTTTACACATTCTTTTTTATTAAATGCTTTTCCAAATGCTACGATTGATGACAGCGTATTATTAAATGATGCATCTTCTTTTTCAACAGTTATTAAAAATTTTGAAGATATTAATGCGCAGGCGTCTACATCTGTCTTTACAATTAGAGGTAATAATCGCAATACATATCAACCATTACATGATTTATATAAAAAAATAGTTGGTAATCCTGTTAAATTTTTACAAACCTATGTTGGTTTTAATTTCATAAAAACAGACGAACTAAATTTAATTAAAAACCATAATAAACCTTTAAGTTTAATGAGTTTGGCAACTTCAATTAATAATATTATTGAAAATTCTTTTGATTATGCATCATGCAATTCTTTATTTAAAGGGATTTATACTGAAGATGAATTAAATTCAAAATTAAAATTTGTTGATTTTACAAGTGTACCTATCATTGAAAATGATATTATTAAAGAAATTTTACCTATCAAATATGTTGATAATTTTGAATATATTAATAACACAGAATTAAAACAATTAATCAAAGACTTTAATTCTGGTTTAGATACTATTCCAAATGTTAAAAAAGCTAGTCAAGAAAAAATATCAGAAGATATTTTTAAGTTTGAGAATTTTTTATGTAGTGAATCAGATTTACCGCAGGTTTCTTTTACTTCAAAAATTACTAATTTAATAACAGAAGAAGTAAATAATAATGTAGAATATTCGTTGCCTTCAACAAAATTATTAGAGATTATTACAATCCCTGAAAAAAATTCTTTTATTTCCATCGGTAAAAAAGATACTTTGAATTATTTAGAATGTTTAAATTTAATTGGTAATCATGTTAATTCAAATCAATTAAAATTAGTATATGGCGTTGTGAGTAAAGATTTTAATGGGATTCCAAATTACGATAACATTAAAATTAGATCTGTCATTGATACAAATAAAAAAGGAATTTTAAATTATAAATTTGAAGATATTGAAAATTTCACTAGTAGTATTATTAAAAATAGATTAATTTGTAATAACATTGTTAAAAAATATAAAAAGTATTCAATTAATAAAGGTTTAGATGCCTCATCAGTCAATGTTGATAATCATATTAATTATTTCCTAGATAAGGGCGTCGAACATCGTACCCCTATTGAAAAAGATATTAATTCATTAAGTTTAAATGATTCAATTATTAAAATTAATAATAACAATAGTGTTACATCGAATTTTGTAGAATCTTTTAGCAATCAAGATAATGTGTTTGATATTTTCAATAAAAAAAATAATAAAATTAATAAAGATTTAATTATTGTTAATAACTCTATTTTAGGTGAAATGAACGTTGATGATTTTATTGCAAGTCATGATGATATTGCGAATGTAAACAATCTAAATAGTCAAATTAATGATAATAATATAGATATTAATTTAATCAAGACTCAGATGGCAGCTAAAAAAGAAGAGCTTAAAAAATTTACGAACAAATATTATGATAATAATAATCCTGTGTTTAAGAATACAGCTAATTTTTTTCAAGAAATTAAAAATATTTGTTCAAATAGTATAAAATGGCATTCAAATAAAAAAAATAAAACAAACTTCTCGTCAGATAGAGCTGATTTATTAAATAATGCTTCAATTCTTTGGTTATTTAATGATGCATGTAAAGAAATGACTAAAGAAAACAGAGAAATCTTTCAAGATAACTTTATAAATTTATTAATCAGTTATGTTTATATTTCCAGTAAAAATTTAACCAGTTTTCAAAATGCTTACAATATGTCAGCTGAAAATATCATTTTAAATCAAGGTCCTACTCCTTCAACTATCACAGAATTAGCACCTTTTTTTAGTTTTTTCACTAACGATAAACAAACACCTATTAGTGCTTTTTCAACTAATTCAAGAAACCCTGCAGTTTTAAAACAGGCACGTCTTAATAAAGCTAAAAACGAATATTATAATATTACGCCTAACGTTTTTGAAACCAACGGTAAAAGTACACATTTCTTGTCAGCAATGGCAAAAGTTTTAGACGATAAAAGTAATGCTTCAATTGTGTCAGGTCATAAATTAGCAGGAAATTATGAATTAGGAGAAATTTCTGATTCCAATGTTTTTAATCAAAATAAAAAAAATATCTTATTAACTGGTCATAATGTATATCGTAAATATGCAAGAACTGATCAAGGGCAAGTTGCGTTTGAAGATTTATATGAAGATAAAACTTATTGTTTTATGCCTCAATTAATATTTAAAAAAATTTCTTATCCAGATAATAAATACCGTTTTGAATATTTTATTTATAATGCTGCAATGCTTGAATTTTACTCAGATCTTGCATTTGCAAATTCTTTTGATTTAGTTGACATCTTAAATAGTCTGTTTGCTGATGATTTAAATCTTGCCAAAAAATACATAAAACAATTATCTTATAATTTTCAAACCCAAAATTCTTTCTTAAATGTATTAAATTTTGGAAATTCTTATAATGTCGAATTGGAAGATAAAGCGTTAGATAATAATATTTTTTACCAAATCATCAATTTATTTAAATCTTTAATCGGAAATTTAAATTTAACGCAAGTTAATAGTTTTTCAAATTTTATTGCGCAAATTAAAAGTGATAGTAATAGAAGTATTGTTGACCTGAAATTTATGATTAAAAATACATTAAAGGTCGCATCGTCAGTTTATTGTAAAATGTTTAATAATTTACAATCTTACACAAATTTATCAGATCGTATTTTTGAAAGTAATTATTTTTATGAAAACTCATTAGATAATCAAAAATTACTAAGCGGTATTAACACATCAGGCGGTAATGTATCAATTGATCTAAATAAATATTCAAAAGATATGTGGCAATACTATTCAAATATATTTCTAGATGAACCTCAATTATATACACAATTTACAGTTAATGATTTTTTAAAATATCGTAGTTTCGCTAGTAAAAAATTCATGTATTTTTTAAATGAAGTATTAGGTATTGAAAAAAGTGAAATTGAAATATTAATGGAAAAAATATTGAGTCAAAATATTGACGCAATTCAGATTTTTAAAACATCTAATAACAATAATATTAATTTTGCAGAAAATTTATGCACTCGATATAAAAGATTAATTGATTATAGTGAAAGTGCTAATATTAATGTGTTTAATGAAAATTATAATACACGTTTAACTTCATTGAATACTGATATTAATCTTGTAGAATTCATGACAAATCCGTTTGAATTATTTAATTTATATGACGCAGGTATTTTTCAATTAATTCCTGGTTTGCGTAATAATAGTCCTGCAGCTAATGATATTGATTATCAAATTAATTTAACTCCAAATCTCACTATTATGAATTTATTTAAAGCTGGTAATGATTCTTTAAATTCTTATATTGAGTTTCAAAGAAATTTTGCATTAGCGTTACAATCTACGCAAAGAAATATTGGTAATTCAGAAAAACAAATGTCATATTCAGAATTTGATAATTTAACAGCTGCCTTGACAAATGTTAATTTATTTCAAATAACAACAAACGTTATTAGCACCGCAGGCGATCCGATCGTTGATAATGAAACAGCCAGTATCAATTTCGTAGATAAAAACATTACACGTAAAGTTTTTCTAATGATTATTTGACTTATATTAATCTTGTTGATTTTGAAAATAATCAATTTTCTGAAGGTAGTACAAGAACAATTGCTAATAAGAAAAATTACCTTATATCAGCAAAAATGAATACTTCAAATATTTTTGGTTTAATTGTTGATAATTCTTTTAATTTATTAACAAATTATGAAAATTCATTAGTTACAAAAAATAATAATAATCAAAGTTCCAGCAGCTCTGATTTAATCCGTATATCAGGTTTAAAAGAAAGCTATAACTATTTACGTGGATTTATGAATTTAGAGAAAGTAATAAATATTCCTCAACTTACTTTTAATTTAAACACAATTAATACGTCAATGTTAAATCAAAAATATGTCGATATTAATTTAAATTGGTATAATCACATTATGCATGGGTTGATTACAAATGATATTGCGTTGGCTTTTTCTCATGATATATTGTTATATTATTATGATAATTTTGTAAAAGACTTTGAGAAAAACTATCAAAAGCTAACTAATATTCGTAATGAAAAAATCTCCATTAATAATTTAAATTTAGATACTAATCAAGCCAAATCAAATCTCTCTAACTTTGGAAATATCGATACAGGTTTATTTAATTTATCAATTGATAATGTTAAATTACAAAAAAATTATATAAAAAGTTTAATCAAAACAAAAGCACTTAAAAATATTGTTAATATGGCGCCTAAAAATGAAATAGAAAATGTTTTTTCCAATGATATTAATCAATTTATGGAAAAAATTGTTACTTTAAATAATCAAAACGAAAACGGCGATTTTTTTATGTCTTATTTCGACGATTTTTATATTAAGGATTTATGGCATATTTTAAATACAACAAACGAAGCAAATTTCCGTAATATTATCAATAAAAATTATCAAAGAACAGCTGACAATAATAATAGTTGGAATATTCCAAATCAAGCCGAAAACATTTTAGGCTCACATATTTTAACAGTTGGTATCAACAATGACTATAAACTTGATAAAGATGATATTGTATTAATCAAGGTTGAAATGACAGACCATGATTTTCCGGAAATTGTTTGGGAACCTAAAATCTTTGAATATTGCGCCGCATTTGAAGATATTGAAAATGTCTTTTTGCAACATAGAAATATTTTAAAAGTACAAAGTATTAGTGATATTACAAATGAAAATCCTCCTATCGGTATTAATTCAAGTTATTTAGAATTTAAATTAAATGATAGATCAATTTTTACAGCTGATGTATTAACATTAAAGGATTCACTTATTCAAAAATCAGATAAAATTGTGAATGGATTAAATGTAAGTAATAATATCGGTTCATTAAATTATATTAGTGAAAAAAGTTACTTAAATCCTATCTTATATCAAAACAAAGTTGATGATATTTTAGAAATTTTAGATTTGGCTAATGATGATTTTATTTATTCAAAACTACCTTATGATTTTAGAAGTAAATTAGAAGTTGATGAATTGAAAAAAATTCGTGAAGATATAATCAAAAGATGCATTCATAATCAACAAATAAATTTAAGATTAAAGAAAATTAGTAAACTATTAAATGGGTTTGAACCAAATCCTGAATTTAGCTTAACTCAAAATAAATGGATGCAAGACATGTTTGTTTTAAGTGATGTCTATAAAATTTTTATTGAAGACTTTTCAGGTAATCAAGATATGATTAAAGAAATGTACCCTTTTACAAGTGAAGAAATATCTAACGCTGTACAATTAAATGCTTATACTTATGCAGGTTTAAATTTTCATAAATTACATTTTACAACTAATCATAAATTAAATGTGTATTTGCAATTTATGTCTGATTTTACAAAAGCTTTATTGCCTGATTTTGTGAACATGACGCCACATAATTTTCAAAAAATATATACAATGGCTGTTAATCCTAAAGATTTTATTGTCACAGGTTTAACAGGTGGAGTAAATCGTTTTGTGCCTAATTCATCTGAACTTAATTTTGAACAAATTATTTATACTGAAAATGATTCAAGCGTTGTGCTTAATAAAATTTTAGATGAAATTGGAACTGAAACTTCTTTGATTTTACGTTTAACATCTGATAAAACTGCAGAAATCGATAATGTGAATTATTATTCTGTGATAAATAAAAAAAATAATATACGATATATTCCTAAAAATGTGTCATATCGTATTTCTACTATTGTTTTGGAGTAAAAGATGAAAAATAATAAATTTGATATTATCAGTTATGATGTTCCTAAATTTGGTGTTGCTGTAGGATTTACATATCATAGTTATGATGAAAACACTGAAGATAATCATCCCATTAATGACGCAGATTTAAGTTTAAGATCTGACAATATCAATTTGTTTTTATCTAATAAAATCACGATTGAATTAAAAGATTTAAAGGATAGACTAAATTTTGATTCCAATATTTCTTTTTTAGAAAATATTAACCCTGATGTTGTTGATCAAATTCAAAATTTTCAAAATCAAAATCTAAATGAATCTATTATTGATGAAATTAAAGCAATTGAATATTTTAATTCTAATTTAAGATTTGATGACAAGTCAATTAGTTTTATTTCAGGTTTAAATAATAAATATCAAAAACGTATTTTAGAGGCATATGAAGTAGATAATCGATTATATCCTACTTTAGCTAGATATAATCAAAGAAATGTCATTTACGGTTCTGATTATTTAGGTGATATTATGCAGAATAAGTTAACTTCTCAATATGCCTATGATTTCAAAAATGCAGAATTCTTATCTGATATAAATCAAATTGAAAATGAAAGAATAAATATTGATTATTTGTCAAAAAATATTTCAGTTTCTGCTGACAAAATTGATAGTTTTTTTATAAATCAAAGATCAGATAAAGAAATTATCAATACAACTGAGTCAACACCTTTATTATTTAATTTCATTCCTTTCGATATTACCCCAGTGATAGAAGATGATGCCAATTTAAAAAATGAAACAGGCGTCGCCTTTATTGGGTTTTTAATTAAAAAACACATTAAAAATGTCAACGGTGATACATTCTTAGATACAGCATCACAATTTATTTATGTAGATATTAATAATAATCCAATCGATCAAATTATATTATATGATGGTTTATTAAATTATGCTAATTCATATTCCTATGAAGTTATTCCTGTGTTTTATTTAGGATTATATCGTTTCTTAGGATATCAAGAATTTAATTTTCCATTAATTTCTCATCATCTAGTTTGGAATAATTCTAGAAGAACAGAATTTGTGAGAGCTGTTGATTATTATGCACCTGAACCTCCTAACGCTGTGACAGCTAAATTTTTAACTCATGCTTTTAAAGCAGAATTAAATTGGTCACATCCTACTAATCCTCAAGGTGATGTCGTAGGTTTTCAAATTTATCGAAGACAAACCTTAGAAGAACCTTTTCAACTGATCAAGGTATATTTAAAAAAACCTATTTCACAATTTAAGCATATGCAAATGTTTTCAGACATTATTCCTGAAAATTTAATCAAAATTTCAGATGATAATACACTCAAAGGTATGTATAGTTTTACTGATGAGACGGTTGATTTAACAAAAGAAACTTATATTTACGCTATTTGTGCGATTGATGCACATGGATATGTTTCGAATTATTCCTCGCAGATAGGATTAAGATATTCAAAAATTTATAATTCTTTAATTATTGATCAAGTCAGTATGCAAAATGCTCCTCGTAGCTATCCTAATTTATATGTGCAACGTAAATCACAATTATTTCAGAACGAGGAATTAATTTTTGATTTTTTACCTAACTTTAGAAATAAAGATAAAATAACAATTTATTTTACACCAGACACCTTGAACGTTCAAAATAATCAAATATTTAATATTAATAATCAATATCAGTTATCAGTTTCTCGTTTAAATGATTTAGATGCAAAAAATATAAAATTTAAATTAAATTTACCATAAAAATTGATAAGATATAATTAAAATTAAAAAATAAAGGATTTTGAGCATGGGATTTTTAGACCATACAACAAATAATATTATTATTGATGCAGTTTTAACTGAACGTGGTCGTGAGCTTTTGGCACGTAATGATGGTTCTTTTAGAATTGATGCTTTTGCTCTTGGCGATGATGAAATAGATTATTCAAATATCGTTAAATATGGTAATAATATTGGTAAAGAAAAAATTGAAAAAAATACGCCTATTTTTGAAGCCCAGACAAATGAAACTCTAGCCTTAAAGTATAATAATATTACTTTAAGTAACTCTAATCTTAGAATTTTATATGTACCCACACTTCAAAAAATTACACCAGCAACCTCTAATATTTCATTAACATTAAATAATACTACTAATAGCGTTGTATTTCAAACTATTGAAATTATTTCAACCTTACCAAAAGAATCAGGACAAAATGCTATTGATTCAAACTTGGCAGATTTAACCTTTGAAGTAAAAATGAATTCATTGTTATTATCTGTTTATAATTCAGGTTTATTAGATACCAGTCGAGTAATTGATGAAGATGAAAATTTTGTAAAAACATATCGAATTGATGGAACACCTTCATATTCAAGTTTGGCGGCTCCAAATGATTTTACATTATCAAATCGATATAAATTAAAATTCGATATAGGTTTAATCTCTAATCTTAACAATTCAAGTTTTGAAAAATTTGGTACTTTAACTTCAAATAATAACACCTTAACAGGTATCATTAACACTTATATTGAAATTATAGGTCTAAGTTCTGGTTCACGCATATTAATACCTATTGAAATTACATTAAATTAAGGATACAAACATGACAGTTGCAAGATTAAAAACACTCGACCCCACAGACAGAAAATCTGACAAGGCTCGTTTAAATCAATTAATTGATATTATTAGTTCAGATATTAGCACCGAAGCTAATCGTAGAAAATATCCTGCGTTTGTATCAGGCACTAATCCTGCTATCACAAGTTCTTTATTTAATACTATTTTCGACCAAGATCATACGTTACAGAGTTCCAATGCTTTATTTGATATGTCTTTTGGCGTATACGCATATACTGACACAACAACTAATACTCCTACTATTGCAGGTTCAGAAATTGCTACTCTTTTAAATGGTACAATTGACTCTGCCGGTAAATATAATTTTTCTACCAGCACATCTAATATGATGCGAGAAAAAATCAACATTTATCGTCAATATGCGCAATCATTATTAGGTAATAGTAACGCAGTTTTTCGTACACCTCATACCACTGCCACTAATTCAACAGACAATACTACTCAAATTAAAGAAGCCTTATTTCTTAATGTGAAACGTCTTTTTAAACGTGATAATATTTCCAAAGGCACTTTTGGTATGAAATTTTATAATCGTACTGGAAATAATACCTTATTAACTGATGATGATGCGACAGCTTTAACTGGTACACTCTTCACTTCACCTGCGGCTAGTGGCTTCGTAGGTCGTTCAAAACTTACATTAACAGATGTAAATTACACGCTTAATCAAGTCACAATTCTAGATACTAACGCGTCAAATACATATCGCGCCGAGCCTGTGTCAGGTGAAGTCGCAACTCTAAAAATGTATTTAGGTAATGCAGATCCTGTCAATGTAGGTGTAATATATTATGATATGGGTGTTGTAGTTTTAGATGTTAATAAAATTTTTGATTTAAATGATAATGTACAAGGTGTAATCGATTTCCCAGATGAACCTCAATCTTCTGCTAGTTTTACACTCAGCGGTAATACTTCTCAACCAGTTGCATTAGCGGCAGGTCAAAAAGCTATTGGCCATAGTGATGATGCTCAAAATACAGCAAAATTAAGAAAATTTTTACAATTAGCAACCATTGATGATATTATTAAACATTTTTGTGAAGCCCGATTTACAGATACTCCAAATACTGCTATTACTTTTCAAAATGAAACAATTGTAAATTCAACTATTTTCTTCTGTCGCGCAGCCGCAAGCGATTTTAATTATAGCACAAATCCTACTTACACTGATGAAAATGGTAAAATTGTCGTTGTTAAAACGGTTGCAGATCAACCATTCAGTTATATTACTACAGTAGGTTTATATAGTAATGCAGGAGATTTATTGGCGACAGCTAAATTAAGTCGTCCTATTGAAAAAAATCCAAATAATGAATTAACAATTAGGGTACGTTTGGATTATTAATTTTTAAACCTAAATTTATTTTGTTATTTTATAAAAACAAATAAGTATAATAAAAATAACAAAGGTTTATTGACTATGTCAATTATTAATTTATCTAATGTGGTATCGGTACAGAAAAATTTCGAGGAAATTAAATTGTCTCCTCAAAAAAGTTTTAAAATAAAATCAAATTACACTACAGATCCTCTCAATTTATTCGATGAAAAGATTACTGACAGTAATTCTGTAATACTTCCGAATTACCCTTTAACAGGACAAACTAGCTATGGATTGGTCCCTTTGTATTCTTATAAAACAAATAAATTAAAAGAAGTAGGTAACGGTGGTAATACTCAAATTGCCGTACAAGATTTTAAAAAAAATGCACTTAATAATACAACAAACGTATTTAATAATTTAAATGAAAATTCAAATTTTAACAATTTATCTAATATTCGACCTCTTACAGTAACAAATAATGCTGAAGTTGACTCTAATTATTTTGGAATTAAAAGATTAAAACAAGAATTAAAACCTTTCAGCTCGAGTTTTAATAAAAAACAAATTACTAAAAAATTATATCAAAATAATCGATGTTTATCTGATGCTAAATTTTCTCAAAAATATTATCATGGATTTTATAACTATAATTGCTTTAACTTTTTCAATATTTTACCTGCTACTAAAGTTTCAAGTCAATACAAAAATAATTTCAAAAATAATTCTCATAAAAATGCTTTAATTTATTCAAATCAAAGTTTAAATGGTTCGCAAATTCAATTAGGAAATAAAGACGATATGACAATTAATTTTTGGATTAATCCAAAAAGAACCGCTGTTATTGGAAAAAGATATAACCCTGGTTGTATATTACATTTACCAAATATCATTTCTATTTATTTGATAGCAGATAATACTAAATTAAACGCAAATAATCAAGAAATAGAATTTAAAATTTTATGTCATTTAGGGGAACATGCTAATAAATTAGTTGAAAATAATACCATTCCAGATCATGGAAAATTATTATCAAACGACAATTTAATATTAAATACATGGCACAATATTTCTATCATTATTAACAATAATGACGTCAAACTCTTTGTAGATGATAATTTAACAAATACAACTGAAGATATTAATGATTTAAATATTGGGACTCATATCCCTTCGATCTTAACGATTGGGAATCGTTTAAATAATGAAACTGTTAATTTTTGGACAACTAATAAACAACAATTAAAAAATACTTTTTTCAATAATACTACATTTACTGAACAACATTTAAATCCTGCCGAAATTACTATTCCGAATAATAATACAGCGTCAGTTGCGTGGAATACTTTAATTTCAAATAAAACTGCAGAAGATTTTAATTACGCACTACATTCTCACGCTCTTAATGCTGAACTGTACGGTTTGATGATTTTTAATAATGAAATTGAATATTCCAAATTAAAACTTTATGCCTATGGTTATGAAGAAGTGATTAACAATATCTATTTGTCATTTTATGTACCTTGCGTTTATATTGCGGATTTAATTAAACGCAAAGGTTATATTACATTAGGCACTCGTGATGATATCGCTTATCGATCTTGTGTTAATCCTTATTTCGCCCATAAAATTTATGGACATGAATTGTCAATAGAGTCATTTATATTAGATGTAATAAATCTCAGACGTCCTTACATTCTAGGCATGAATGGTGATGAATATCCTAATAGCATGTCAACAAATTCTGGCAATTTTAGTAATAATGATAGTTTTGTATTAAATGACAAAATTAATTTAGTGAAAGATTATTTTGCTTTTCATAAAACACCGACTGAATTATTAAATAAAGTCGTCACGTCTAATCTAGTTTTATTTGATAAAAACTTTTCAGATAAAAATTTTCAATTTAATAATATCGTATATCGTAATAATTTTATTCTGCCTTGTGATAATGGACAAACACGTTTTAATTTAAATTCTATTTTTAATGCGCCTCAAATTAAAACAATACTTGGGGATTCATTAAATATTTTTTATCATGAAAAAAATCCTCATTTTGTAAAGTTAGATACATTATATACATCAGATGTAGAATATTCTTTTCAATCGCCTGTTAATTTTTTCGCAAATGAAAGTATTTATTTTAATCTCTTTCAAAATCCTTTTATAAATATTAACACTTTAATTTCACCTCCTACTAATCAAACATTTGTATCAGAAAGTCTAATTGATAAAAACAATTCAAACTATTTAGATTATTTATTTTATAATAAAATTTTAAATAAAGATACTAAACCTTTAATACAGGATTTTTTTAATAAACTTAAAGCTTTACATAATTCTTCGAGCTCAAAACATTTATTTATCAATTCTATTTTTAAAAATATCGATAGTTCATATGACGCATCAGTTAATATACCTGAAAATATTGTATGGACTAATAAGGCATTAATTGATGAATTAGGAAATGAAATTCAAGGCTCAAAGGCATTATATTCAAAATATTATAATTCACATTATAGTATTGAAGGTGATTTAGGAGAAACTCATAGCGTACTCTTTGATATTTCCAACGTTTTATATTCATCACAATTACGTCCTAAATTCATAGAAATTATAGACGTTGATCTTGCCGGAAGTGGTGGAGCCTTAAATATGAAAATTAAAGACAACGGACAAGGAATAATGTATCGTGCTGATTGTAATGGTAAACACGCGACGTGGGCACACTTAGGACATGTTTTTTATTCAGATGGTTTATTAAATGTTTTACATCCAGGTTTAAGTAATTTTGGTGAAAATAATTTTAGTTTTAATTTAAAAGGCGAACATTCTCTTTATGTTATGCAAATCGATATTCCAGTTGAAAGAGGTGAATTTAATTCTTCACAAAACCCAACATACATTAATGGATTAAAACCTTCTAACAATTTATCAGATTTAGAAGAAACCAACTTCGTTTATATTACAGGCGTTAATTTACATGATGAAAATCTGAATATAGTGGCTAAAGCTAAATTTGCTCAACCGATTGTAAAAAGATTAAACGATAGATATAATATTAGATTAAAGATGGATTTTTAATAAGATGATTTTAGGACTGGACATTTCTTCTAGCATTGTAGGAATTTCTTTATTTAAAGAAGACGGTAGTTTACATAATTTATATCATGTTGATCTACGTAAAATTGATAGCTTTTTCAAAAAGGCTGATTATGTAAGAGCGAAGTTAGAAGATTTAAGGTGTGAATTAGGAACTGAAAATGTGTCCTTAATTTCGGTTGAAGAGTGCGCACAATCTTTTCGTAAAGGATTTTCCTCAGCACAAACCCTATCGACACTGGCACGTTTTAACGGAGTGATATCCCAGATTGCGTATGAGACATTCAAAGTGGAACCGTTATATTTTAATGTCGTTTCAGCACGCAAATCACTGGGGATAAAACTGGATAAATCTAGCGCTATTGACACTAAAGAACAAATTGTCAGTTGGGTCTCCGACCAAGAACCGCAATGGACTTGGACGACTAAACTGATTAGCCGCGGTAAAAACGCCGGCACCACTATTCACGAAACTTTTTGTTATGATATGGCCGACGCCTACGTCATCGGAAAAGCAGCAATTAAAGATGCCCAAAACAACTCACGAAAAATATGACTTTTTAAGACAATTTATCACTTTTCATAAATACAATAAAAACAAATCAGACATGGCTGTCTGGTGCCCTTTCTGCAATAACCCTAATCAACATAAACTCAAAATGATTTTAAATCTTGAAAAAGGTGTCTATCACTGCTGGGTTTGTAATTCTAAAGGAACTAGTATTCCTTGGGTTATTAAACGTCTGTCTGCTCAACATTATGATAAATCCTTAGAATATTTTCCTAATCGTAATCAAACATTATCTGATAACGAATGGAGCAGTATCTTACAAGGTTTATCTGATGAAGCAACATTAACAATTACACCGATTCAAGTTGATTTACCTAATGGCTTTGAATTATGCGTTAGCAATTTAGGTTCTAGAAATCCAGATATTAGAGATGTTGTACACTATTTAACAAAAAGAGGATGTTCTGAACATAAAATGTGGATGTTAAGATTTGGAGTCTCTCGAGATTCTAATTTTCATAGAATGTTAATTATCCCTTCATTCAATGCTGATGGTGATTTGAATTACTATACATGTCGTAAGATTGATGCCAGTACAACTGATGGTACGAAATATAAAAATTGTGAAGTATCTAAGAAATCTATTATCTTTAATGAGCTTTTGATTGACTGGAAACAACCTTTGACATTAGTAGAAGGACCATTAGATTTGTTAAAGACAAATGATAATGCGACATGTTTATTAGGCAGTTCCTTAGCTAAAGATAGTGCTCTCTTTAAAAAGATCGTGGAAAATAAAACTCCTGTGATACTAGCTTTGGATGATGATGCATATCAGAAAGCTGTGAAAATAGCACAAGATTTGATGTATTATGATATTGATGTGAAGATGATGGATACATCGGCAGCGAAAGATGTTGGGGATATGAGTGTAGAAATGTTTCAAGAGTATTATAATTTGGCTTGTAAAATTGAGCCAGATGATTTATTATTAAGTAAAATACAAGTAATCTAATTTTTTTATAGAGTTGTGAGAGATAACATGAGTTTCAAGTGCTTACATATAGCTGATGTGCACTTTCGCGGTTTAAAAAGACATGATGAATATCGTGTCGTCTTTTCTAAATTATTTGAAAAAGCGAAAGAATTGCAACCTGATTTAATTTTTGTGGGTGGAGATATTGTGCATTCTAAGACACAAGGGATATCTCCAGAGTTAATTAATATTTTAAATTGGTGGTTTACAAGTTTAGCTGAAATTGCTCCTACCCATGTGATCTTAGGTAATCATGATGGTTTGATTTTAAATCAAAATCGTTTGGATGCTATTACCCCTGTGGTTGAAGCTTTAAATAATCCTAGACTTTTTCTGTATAAGAAGAGTGGAGTCTATCCGACAGGTATACCGGGCTTTAATTGGTGTGTATTCAGTTGTTTTGATGAAGATGGATGGATTAATGTGCGTCCAGTTGATGGCGAGATCAACATAGCGACATTCCATGGTGCAGTCTATGGAAGTTTAACGGATGTGGATTGGGAGTTATCTGGTGATGTCGATTTAGCTTTCTTTAAGGATTATGACTTTGTATTCTTAGGGGATATTCATAAGAAACAATTCTTAGATTTTGAACAAAGAGTGGCATATTCAGGTTCAACTATTCAACAAAATTATGGTGAAGAACAAGAAAAAGGATTTTTATTTTGGGAAATTAATTCCAAGGTAGATTATAAAACTAAATTTTATAGTATTGAAAATCCTCATCCTTTTGTAACAGTCGAATGGCAAGATAATCTCGAAAAAACTTTAGAATTATGCAATAGTCATAAAAGCGGCAGTCGTTTTAGAATAAAATCTAAAAGTGCCTTAAATCAGAATGACGTCAAGCTTGTACAGACTTATTTACGAGAAAAGAAAAAAGCTAAGGAAATTGTTTTTAAGCATGAAGGTGTTGAACAAAGCGTTAAGCATTTAGAAGATACTCGTAAAGCCTTTAATATCTGGGATGAAGAATCCAGATTGAAAATGTTGAAGGATTATTTTAAAGAAAGCATTAATGAACAACAATTATTGAAGATTAATCAGATGTTTGTCGATGGCTTAGATCATATGCCTGAGGAACAGAATCGTCGTCCTAATCAATGGGAGATTTTAAATTTTGAGTTTGATAATCTCTTTAGCTATGGCGAAGATAACATCATTAATTTTGAGAACTTGAATGGAATTATCGGTATTTTTGGTAAAAATGCAGCAGGTAAGTCATCAATTCCAGGTAGTATGATGTATACGCTTTTTAATGGAACTGATCGGGGTGCTATGAAAAATCTGCATGTGATTAACACACGTAAAGATTATGCGAGTGCTAAGATGACTATTAACGTAAATCATCAGAAATACTTAATTGAACGTTCTACTAAAAAAATACCGATTAAGAAGAAAAATGAGATTTATGCTCCTACAGAATTATCATTGCATAAGATAGCTGAAGATGGAGCTATTGTCAATGAGAGTGATGAACAACGACGTGAGACAGAAAAGGTTTTAAGAGAATTAATTGGAAATTCCGAGGAATTTTTAATGACATCTTTTGCTTCTCAAGGTAATATTAATGCATTTATCAATGAAAAGAGCGGTGCCCGTAAATATTATCTCTCAAAGTTCATGAATTTGGATGTATTTGAAGAGTTAGGAAGAATTGCCAAAGATAAAATTACTGAATTAAAAGGTAAATTAAAGGCTTTTCAAGAGAAAGATTGGTCATCTTTAAAGAAAAAAGCGACGGAAGAGATTGAGCAGAATGAAGTTAAAATGACTGAATTACAGACACTTCTGACTGATTTTAAGTCCCGAGAAGTGGAAATTCGCATACTTTTGGAAAATCTCAAAAATAAAAACTCTAACTTTGAATTAATTCGAGAATTAGAAAATGAAATTGAAAATTTGCAAACTTCAATTGATCGTTCTAATGATTTAAAAGTTAAGACACAAACAGAAATTGATGAATTAACAGTTAAAATTGAAAAATTTGCCAAATTTTGTGAACAGGTTGACATTAATGAGTTGAAATCTGAAAAAGATCGTCTAACTAATCTTAAGTCGCAATTAACGATTGTAATGAGTCAATTAGCTGATAATCAAAAAGATATTCAGAAAAAGAAGGACGCTCATAAATTATTATCGAGTGTGCCTTGTGGTGATAGTTTTCCAACTTGTCGCTTCATTAAGAACGCTTATGCTGATTATCATGACTTAGGTAATGCCGAACAACGTATGCAACAATTATCAACAACTGCCGATGATTTAGGGGCTATCATTCGAGATATTGAGCAAGCACAAATTCAAGTGAAGATTGATAAGTATGAAGAACATATGCGTAAAAACCATCAGAATGTCTTACAAAAAGGTAATTTAGAGCAAAGGCTAGAGACTTTAGGACAGAAAATTTTATCTGAACAAACTCGTTGGGAAAAGTCGCAAGACAAGCTATCAGGTTTAAGAATGACAGTCACTGATGATGAAGCTAGTAATGTCGACAGATATCAACATGAATTAACAGATGTTAAAAATCGTCTCTCTAAAACTGAAACTGATGTCATTGGGATTAAAGGTCAGAACTCTTATTTAACTAAGATGATTGAGACCTACGACAGAGAAGAGAGGATTTATGCTGAGATTGTTGAAGAATGGAAGTTACATGAGCTCTTTATTAACTGCGTTTCCAAAAAAGGTTTGCCAGCTAAGCTAATGAAAGAAATGTTGCCTTCTCTAAACAAAGAAGTGAAAGAAATCTTAGCAGGTGTCTCTGATTTTACAGTTGATATTGAAATTCTTGATGACGACTTAGAAGTTTATTTAAACTATGGCGCTGATCAACGTCGTATCATTGAATGTGCATCAGGTATGGAAAAGATGTTAAGCTCAATGGCGATTCGTGTAGGTTTAATTAACATCAGTAATCTACCTAAATCAAATATTTTCATTATCGATGAAGGTTTTGGTGCCTTAGATGATACAAACATCGAGTCTTGTGTAAGATTATTAGAAAGCTTTAAAAAGTTTTTCAAGACCATTCTCATCATTTCACACGTGGATGCGATTAAGGATGTCGTCGATGATACATTGAATATAGAAAGCGATGGAAAAGACTCTTATGTTAGATTTGAGTAAAGACAAATGGAAAGCAATTGATAAATCGGTTGAAGAATTTGAAAATGAAAATATTAGGATTGTTAGACCGATCGATGATGAATATATTCCTATTGATTGTCCAGTCTGCCAACGTCTATTTGCTGAAATTGATGATATTGAAGCATATAAAAGACATAAAATGTGTAAAACATGTGAATTAGATAATTGGTCTAAGCTATATAATAATAAAGAAAAAGAATAAAAGGAATTTTAATAATGAAAAGTATCTCCAGATCTCATGCACTTGGTAACTTAATTGACAATGTTTATCATAACACTAGCGATGGCAGTCGTAAGCTAACTTTAAAAATGGCAGGTAATATGTTGACTGCTTCCTATGAAACAATTGGTCAAGTAGCTCGTGAAGTTGGCATTCATCAACAAACAGATTCTCTTAAATATGAAGCCAACGATATTATTAATCGTCGTATTGATGACATTAAAAAAGGTTTTAAAGAACAAACCGGTTCCGGGATTAAATTAACTCGTTGTAATGAAAATGCTAATCATGAAGTCATGTCTGTCAACTCACAATCCCCTATTCGTCGCATTCGTTTTATCTATTCCGTACAATTTGAGGTTCAAGATTAATAGGTTTTAAACATGTCTATTAAACAAAATCAAATTAACGAAATTGTAAGATGTGGCAAAGATCCGTCTTACTTTATTAACAAATATCTAAAAATTGAACACCCCTTAAAAGGTCTCATTCCATTTGCCACCTATCCCTTTCAGGATAGATGTTTAAATGATTTCAATGAACACAGATTCAATATCATTTTAAA